ACCTCTCAGCTACAATGGGGGGGAAAGGGGGGGTACAAGTACTGGTTCACACCCGCCCCTTTGGGGCGTGGTGCTCACACATTCACAAATAGAAAAGAGATAACAATGAGAATAGAAAATGATAATGGTACATCCGTCAACCGTATCTATGTCAGACAGTCTTGGCTAGGTGATGCGTTGATGTGTCCTGAGAGAGCAAGGCTCGGTAGTTTGCATCCTGAACTGCGTCGTGAAAACGATTCAGCAATGATGGGAACTGCTGTGCATGTTGGTATTGAAGCCGTACTTAACGGCGAACTAGACCCACAATATATTGGAGACCATTCTGTTGAGTCGTTCCGTTGGACAGAAAAAGAAATGAACGAGGCTGGCAAATACATCAACGTCACCAACACAGACCCGAAGAACTGGAACAAGCACATTGACTCAATGGCTCACGCATGGGTGAGAGACATCTACCCTCATGTGCCTGCTGGTGGTCAAACAGAGTTCAAGTTCGCAACCAAAGTTGCTGATGTAGAGAACTCTGCATTCCAATACGAACTTTGGTTTGAGGGAACAATGGATTACTTTCATCCCGAAAGTATTTGGGATTGGAAAACTGCTGCACGAAAATATTATGAAGCAGAAAAACAATCACAAAACATTCAGTCATCTGTGTATGCACTGTCTGCTGTTAAGATGGGTCTCACCAACTTTGATGTTAATTTCAACTTTGGTGTGATGATTCGTAACGGTTCTTCCACCGGTCAAGTTGTCGGTGTCACAAGAACAGAGGGACATGGCACATGGATAGTTCAGCAAGCAACATCTTTGGTCAACACTTTGTTGACCGTATCAAATAACTTGCCATCGGAAAGATGGCTAGTCAACGACCAACACTTTCTATGTTCACCAAGATGGTGTTCGGTGTGGTCGTTGTGCAAGGGCTCACACATCAGTGTGGGTGACAACAATGCCGAGGAGGCAAACTAATGGACAAAGACAGAGCAATTATCACACAGGTCTGCGCAAAGATTGCGTCAGACATGACCGATAAGACAAAAGATGTTGACTCACGACTCGGTGAGTTCGCAGTTTTGTTTTCCACTGTCAACGACATCCTCATTGAAGCAATTTATGGGGAGAGCAAGCAAGCAACAGCAACAGCAGTAGCACAAAACAATAACGTTGTTCAGATGATTAAGGATTCATTCTCGGGTTCAACCGAAGTGGAAACATCGTCAGCGCAACCTAAGTCAAGTGGTTCTACTGGTTCAATTCAAATCGTAGGCAAGCAACACGGAGAGATTCCAGATTGGCTTATCAAAGCGTGCAAGCGTGATGGTGTAGTCAAGGTGTATGACAACCGTGACGGTTTAGAAGCGAATGCGAAACGTCCACACTTCAAAGCCGTAGAGGCTGAGAAGGCTTACTGGCCACCACGAGCCAAATAATGAAGATGACCGCAGAGCAAATTGCTGCGGGCTGGGAATCGGTGGGGCGACCACAAGTCGCTCCACCATCCGAGTACCGACTGTATTCTCCGTTAGGTGACTCTGTTGACTCATTCGTAAGATGGGCACAGACACCACATGAGAGAGTGCATTTAGGCATAGATAAAATTGACGCAGAGATGCGTGGAATTGCGGCAGGAGAAATCTGCATGATGTTGGGCTTCGCTCACGGTGGTAAGACGCTCTTACTACTTCATGCACTTCGCAACAACCGTGACAAACACATCGCTATGTTCATTCCAGACGAGCCAAGACAACTCGTCCTAACCAAACTCACCTGTATGCATCACAACATTGATGCACGAGAACTGGAAGCACGAGTAGCCCGTGATGACAAAGAAGCCATCAACCTACTCCGACAAACAGCAGAAGAGGACTTTCCAAACCTCGCTGTGTTTGACCAGCCACTAACTTCATCAGACATGGAACGGGGTTACAATGAACTCTGTGATGTGTGGGGTCAAGTACCTGACTTGGTAGTTGTTGACTACCTAGATTTGGTAGAAGCAGGAGAGACAGTACCCGACAAAGCAACCTTCCTTAAAGGGTTCGGACGCAGACACAACATCCCAATGTTGGTTCTGCACCAAACATCTAGACACGCAGGTGCTGACGGTGCGAAACTCACCATGTCATCAGGTGCGTTCGGTGGAGAACAACAAGCGACATCAATCATTGGTGTAAGGCGCAAAAAATATCAGATTGCTGCAGAGATACAGGAACTCACAGAGAAACTTGACCGTTCACATTCAGAGCGTGCACAAGACAGACTCGATGAGTTGCGTTACGAAGCAAAGGTTCACGAATACACCGTGACCATCAACTTGCTGAAGAACAAGCGACCTGCTGGACAACTTGTAGATGACATCCACTTTGAATTGGACGCACACACAGGTCGTCTAACAGACTTGGACTCTGCGCTACCACAGCAGTACCACCAGTTAGGACTGCTCCATGAATGACCCAATAGAAAAATTCATGTTGCTGTTCGGTGGCAGAACTGATGCACACGGAACATGGGAAGGTGGCTCAAAGAAATCACCCGTATCATACGAAACATTCGCCAAACATTTATATGGCGAAGAACTCATCGGCATCTATCCCCTAACAGACGGTTCATCCGTTCGTTGGGGATGTTCCGACATTGATGTGGATGACCTTGACGCTGCACGAAACCTACAAACAGCACTCAGAGTTAAATCTGTTCCCTCATATGTGGAGAAAACTGCTAGAGGATTCCATGTGTGGGTATTTGCCAACGATTGGATTCCAGCACCAATCATGCGCCGAGCATTCTTGTCGGCACATGAGGTGATTGGACTACCACCAAAAGAGGTGAACCCCAAACAGGAAGAAGCAAACGGACTAGGTAACTATGTTCGTTTGCCATATCCGGGTGGGATTGACAGCATGCCAGAGAACAGATACATGTTGTTTGACAGAGAAGATGAACCGATGACACTCAAACAGTTCATTGACTCGGCATACGACACAAGGGTGAACATAAATCTTTTGCGACCCCTTGCAGAAAGGCATCGTCCAAGGACTCGTGCTGTGCTTGACCAACTACAAACATCAGCGTCAGTCCAAGAAGCACTCACTCATGTGAATGCGTTTGTCAAAAACATTTGGAGGAACGGACCATTCGAATCACGAGATAGGTCAAACACTCTGTGTAAGATGGTTCACAAGATGCATGAGTACGGAACACCAATGAACATGGCATACATTGTGCTCCACGACGCTGACAAGCGTTGGGGCAAGTTCCACCTCAGGTCAGATTGCGTTGAGCAGTTAGTGAAGATAGTTGAAGACATTTACGGCGAAGACACAACAGGAGCATTCAGACCATGAAGAAGTATCAGTACCACCAAAACTTTGCTGTACGACCCAAAGCAAAAGCACGACCACGAATGACAAGAACAGGTCGTGCCTACACACCCAAAGCAACAATGGATTATGAGAAGTCAATAGCAGACTTATATAAAGGTCCACTATTTGAGGTCGGTCTTCTGTCGGTGAAGTTGCGCTTCACCACAGAGGGAACCGAACTCATGATTGAACCAGTAACAAACAATCCATTAGTTGAAGGACCAAAAACTAAACTCACAGGAGACATAGACAACTATGCCAAGTCTGTGCTTGACGCACTCAACGGTGTGGCATACACAGATGACAAACAAATTGTCTGCTTATATTTGGAGAAAGCATGATGTACTCAATCAGATGTAGACAATGTGCCACAACAGTTGTGCATAACCCAAATCAATTGCAAGGTTGTCGCTGTGACCCAGACGCAACGTCGTGGGTCGCAATAGGCAAAGATGGTAGATTGTTAAAAATGTCCGGTTCAAACATAGAAGTACTAAAGGCTGATGATGAAACCAATATCTAAAGTATTTGACAGAAACCTTTACAACGCAGACGACTCTGTAAAAGAAAGTTTGCTCGACTGGCTTCACTCAAAAGATATTGAAGCAGAAATAAATCCAGACCAATACGGAATTGACCTGTTGAGCAACTGGATGGGGGAAAACACTGGTATAGAAGTGGAAATAAAACACAACTGGAAAGGACCAGAGTTCCCATACAAATCCGTTCATTTCGCATCACGCAAATATAAGTTTCTTGACACAACAAAACATGTTCGCTTCGTGATGTTCAATCACGAGCGAACTCACATCTTGATAGTTGATGGAAAAGAATTTAAAAAGTTAATTACAAAAAATACGATATACACAGATGGGGAAGCATTTTTTGAAATACCAATTGAAAATTGTTTAGTAATAAGTCTTGAAGAATAAAGAAGTCTCCCTTAACCCCTACCACGCAAGTACATTGCGTGGAGGTAGGCGACCTGAAACGCCGATGGAAGCCTTAATGATGGCTGGAATTGGTGAAGCAACTATTGAATCAGTTCAAGAACTACAACCGCTCCGAGAAGCCATCGCTTCTTGTATAGAGCAACTCAACGAACAAGACCGTTTCATTATTGATGCACTTAACTCTGAAATGATTTCCCTACAAGAACTTGGTGAGCGTCTTGGCGTTACAAAAACTCATGCCTGGAGATTGCGAAACTCTGCATACGAACGACTACAATCAATTCTTATCAAACATCCAATAATTAGAGAGAGGCTTGGCTTTGACGACGAGACAGATAACAGTGGGTTTTGATGTTGAGGTTAGCCCGCATACGGTTGCTCGGATTCTTGCAGCGCATTACGGCGACGTTACTGTGGGTCAGGGAATATCGGAAAACGGTATGCCCTACGGGTTCATATATGTTGCTAATAAGAAAAGGAAAAAAAGAAATGTCTGACGAATCAGCCTGGATATACGACATTATTCCTGAAGCGCAAGCAAAAGCAATGAACGCAAAAGGTGAAAAGATAAAAGACTTTATGAACAACGGAGTCACCGTTGTTCTCAGCGCAAGCAATCAATCTGCAATAGAAATATGTCAAACATGGCAACATTCACTATCTGGAGACCCATTTGCATGGGTAAAAATAAGTTCATTCATGTCTGGACTTATAGAAACAATCGAGCAACATCTATTTGAAGAAGGAATCAACCCTTACGAGGAGGAAGTATGAAACCAATCAAGTGCAAATGGGATTTAGTGTCAGTCCATTGGACAGATGCTTTTGATGGCGAAAACGGCTGGACAGAAATTAAAGACTACAAACCATTCCCACGCACAGTTGTAACTGTGGGCTGGTTGTGGAAAGATTGTTTAGAAGGACATGTCACACTAGTGACATCGTACTTCCCTGACGAAATAGAAAATATGAAAACGGTTGGTATGCCAACACACATCCCCAACGGGATGGTGATTTCACAAACAGTTCTTAAGCAGGCTTCTGTTCTTCTTCCTGAGGCTCAGGTGAAGGAATTACAAGTTGAGCAAATGCTTTCCGCATTTTCTCAACGGAATCAGCCATCTCCGGAGATACCTCAAAATGTAGCCAGTCCCCCGAACCACCCCCATGAATAGTTTCCTTTTTATAATTTAACCAAGCATTACGGTCACACATCCAAGCACGACCATGAGGCTTGACGATGTAATCAAAAATTGCTTCAACGCCTAGAGCATCTGCGTTAGCAACAATAATTTTTAGTACACGCAAAGCCTCGAGCCTCCCGTTCTTAACACCCTTCTTGGGCGGCATGTGCCTGAACGATAGGTCAACTGCACGCCCAGTTCCGTGAACACTCATTGACTCCTTGCCCCTCATCGGGCGAACACCAAAGTCACCGTTATTCCAGAGTGCACCATTAGACAACTTGATTGTCTCATCAATGAACACTTTCATACCCGGACGGAGACCTTTGGCTTCGCCATCTTTGTTTCCTGTATATGGTCGCTTACTCATTATTTTCCTTCCAATACTTTCTGTTTAGATACCAATGCTTCAATTGCCTTTTGACGACGAATTAACTCATTTTGCTTTTCTTTTTCTTTAACCTGTCTTCCTGGTACACCCAAGAAACCAAGTAATGGATTCACATATCCACGTTGTTGATATGTGTCAATAGATGGTGTCAATCGTTCCGCTGTTCCTGCAAATGGGATAAGGTTTCTCAGCGCATAGTACGCTTTATCATTCACAAACTTGTCACCAGTAGGACCAGTCTCACCATAACCAAGTGCTTGTAGGAATGGTTGCAGGATTGCGCCTGCACCATTCTCAACTTTTGTTGGGTTCTGAGAGAAAGGACGGTTGGAATACAACTGTCTTCCACCCATCAACTCAACTGGAACACGCAACAAAGGGTTGACGTTAGCCAATAAACGTTGTGGGTCTTGGAATTCAGATATTTGTTGACCCACTCTGTTGAAACCAAAGTCTGGTGTGGCATATACATCTTTACCAAATGGCAATTTGAATGCTCCAATTTCTTGCATCCATTGTGGAATAACATCACCCTCTTGGTCTGCATTGAAGTTTCTCTTAACAGTATTGTAAACCGAATAAGCCTTCGGGTTAATCCACATGTTGCTAATCTGCATTGGCAAGTTGCGTGAAGTCCACATCCAAAACGGGACAATCTGACGCATAACTCTGTCACCAGTAGAAACATCTGCATAGTCAATCAAGAACCTACGGGTTCTGATTGCCGCTGCTTCAGCATCGAGACCCTGTGCTACACCATCCCAACTCATCATAAAGCGTGAATGATTTTCAACCCATCTACCAACCTGCTTAGATGATTTAGTTCCACGGAAAGATTTTCCTGTTTCAAAGAAATCTGATGTCATACCACCACCAGATTGAAAGAATGCGCTCATAGAATTTTTTGCTTTAGTTTGCATTTCAACTGGAAGTTCCTTAATCCACTGCTCAACATTGAGACCACGCTTTGAAGCATCAAGCCAACTGCTACTCATCCTTAGTCCTTCATTGAGATTGCTCAAATCTCCACCACCAGCAAACAACATGAATGTATTTGACATAGCGTTGCGAATGTGGAAACCAGGACTCAAAGTGGCGTAAGCCTTAAAGAACTTTGTGTATTTGGACATAAAGTTCGAGAACTCACGCACAACAATAGGGTCTTGAAGTCTATGAACATTACTTATAATTCCAGCCAACTCTTCTTTAACTTGAATACTCGGAAAGAACTTACTCAACTGAACAAAACCTTTATCAAACTCTGAAACAAAACTAAACTTATCTTCTGGAACTTTACCACGTAGTTCCATTGGAATAAATTTGTTTGATGTACCAGCAAACTTCATACCCTTTAGACCTTCATTAAATAAGAACTCTTCCTGTTTTGAAGTAAGTTCAGATGCCTTAGTGAGATACTCTGTTCTTGCCTCGATAAATCCTGTTGTGACTGCACGAATTTCTTTTGGAATACCTTCAGCAGAAACCTGTGAAATAAGATATGAAGAGTCATCAATAAATTGGTCTACATCAGCCAACCATTCAGCGTTGCCACCTTCTCTAATGGTGGACTTCCAATAACGACCATCTTTAGCCATCTTAGCCAAATCATCTACTGCACGTTGGGCGTCCACAAGTCTTTGTGGACCCCAAGAATTAAGACGAACAGCATTATCAAAAGCCTTCTGTGCTTTCTCAACACCCTGTTTTGCTGTAACTTCAAACGCATAAGCAAAAGAAACTTTCTTAGCAAGTTTTCCATCAAGCATAAGTTCTTTTGTTTCCATTGCCTTAGCAAGCCTTGCATTAGCAACTATTTTTTCTTTTAGAAGAATCTGTTCATCTCTAGATAGACGACCAATATATTCCAATGCTTGTTTCTGTAATCCACGCTCAACAACTTTATCAAATTGAAGGTCATTAACAATTTGGTCAATAGAATCCATCTCGCCAACAATGTTGGCTTTCTTTCCAGCAATTTTTGCTTTATCTGGTACGGCATAACGTGGAACATCCAAAGTTGAAGAAGGGTTTAATCTTAAACCTTCTGCAACACCCTTTGCCTCTTCTGCAAGCACTTTGCTTTCAAGGGCTACATTTTTTCCCTTTGGAATATTTTGTGTAGTTAATGCAGTTTCGTTATCAATGATGTCAACAATTTGTTTTTGTAACTTTGGTACTTCAAGAAGTGTTTGTTTATTTGTTTCACGAAGTGAATCAATTTCTGCACGAATTGCTTGCTCACGCTTGGTTACATTTGTTCCATCTGACATCCAAGCACCATGATTGGATACATCAAACTCGTTATGAAGTTGTTTGTATTCATCCAAGAATCTACCTTCATTGCTAGAATTCCATGCTTTAACAAGTTTTGCTTTTCGTGAATTTGCAACTTTTTCCAAAACCGGATTATCACCATAGTCGGACAAAAGATTAATAAACTCAGAAGGAGTATAGGAAAGTTTTCTGCTTGGTTCAGCAGCATATCTAGTTTTGGAACCAGTAGATTCCAGTCTAAATTCTCCAGCAGGAGGATTTGTGTATGTTCCAGTAGTAGCAACTGGTGCATCTGTTGCAAACTTAATTTCAACACCAGACTCTGCAGCAATTTGTTTTTGTAAATTACTGTCCTCAAGATTCCTAGTTAAAGAACCCAACTTCTCTAAAGCAGAACCACGACTCTCATGCTCCATAAGTTGCTTTTGAACATCCAACAAAGAATTTTCAACCTCAACCAATTTTGCCTCAACAGGCATCTGTCGTGCTTCGTACATTCCACGTGACTTAACAACTCTTTCACGCTGTGCCATCAAACGATTACGCTCGAATGTTAACTGTTTTTCCTGCCTGCGCAAACCGAGAACATCGGTTTGACGCAAAGGTTCATCAAACAAAGAATCAATTTCAAATTTAGTAAAACCCAACATCTCAGCAACCTTGGTATCAGCACCAGCCAAAGCCATTATCACTTGATGTTCCGACAACCTTGTCTGTGCACGCACAAAGTCTGGTGTTGCAGCCATAGCATCAATCTGTGCCTGCAAACGAACTCCTGCACGTTGAGCGGTAGCCAAACGCTTTTCCGCAAGTCTAATATCAACAGGATTTCTTTTAACATTTTCAACTGCTGTCAATAATCTATTTGCATGTTCTTCTAGGGCAGAAGCCATACCTTCTGCACCACGAAGTTCTATTCGCATAAGCCAACTACCAGGTATATATCTTCCACTTGTTCCAACTTCTCCGGCTACACCTTCCAACATTTTATTTGTTGGAAGATTAGTGTCATTAACAAGAGTCTTCAAACCAACTATATGACTATCAATTTTTCTTGTTGTCCTACCAAAAAAAGAATCCACTTCACTAATAGTTCTTTTTTCTCTTCTACCAAGAGTTGGAAGATAGTAACTTGTATCTCCACCCAAAATTTCTGAAAAGAAATTTGCCAAAGACCTTCTTGATGTAGCAACAGCAGAATCACTTGTACCTTCTGTTAAAATTTGACCAATCAATTTTGCATAACCATATTGGTCGCCATTGTCAATAAGTTTTTTTAGACTACCTTTTGCTGCTCGAATATTAGATTGACTTTGAAGTTTCTTTAATTGTTCTGCCGCCAATTTTCTATCTACGACAACCTCTTTGTCTATTTCGTCAAACTGTTTAGCAAGTTCTGTGATGCGAACCTTTTTTTCTTTTACTTCTTGACGTAATACATCGCCAACATTAGTTGTTAAATTTCCTTTTGGATTTGCCAATTCTGTTTCTTTTTTGAGAACTTCTCTTTCCAATTTATTAATAGCACTACGAATGCGACTGCGATATTTTCCAGCAATAGTTGCAGCCTGCTGTTCGGCACTTTGACCAACAACGGACATACCCTCGAGTATCGCTTCTCCAGTTCCACCAAGAACAAGAGAACGTGCACCTCTTCTGGCACCCCTAGATGCTTGCAGGTCGGACTGCAGACCTAAATCCTGCAATGCTGCAATTACATTGTTTTCAAGTTCAAATGCTTTAGGGTGTTTGTAGAAAAGGATATCACGTTGAGAGGTTCTTGACTTAATCCAAACAGAACGAAGTTCTGGAAAATGATTATCCAACAATTCTTTTTTACGCAACAAAGCAAGTTCTTCTGTTGTGTGTGCAGAATCTGCCAATACTTTTCCACTTTTACCAACTTTGCGTTCTGCTCTAAAAATCTTTGCTAGTTCTTCACGAAACACAATAGAGTTGTCAATGTTATTTGATTGAGATAGTTCTGCGTCAAAAAGTCTTTGTTTTTGTGGTCCCCACTCGCCGGCACGTTCAATAACACGAACCCTATTTTTTGTTCCCTTAACTACAGTTTGTGCACCATCAACACTAGGAACTTCAACTACTTGTTCAAGTACTTTTTTGCGAATTGCATCTCTTTCAGACTGATTTGTAACTCCAGATAATAGTTCTCCAAGAATTTTTTCTTTTTGCGGACCCCATGTTCCTGCTTCTTCTGTGGAAATAAAATTTGAATAACCCTGCAAACGTGTATTGCGTCTTTTTGCATTAGATACAGTTTTTGTTCGCAAAGATGTTTGTTCCGTAGCAAGAAGACGTTCACGAATTGTCAATATTTCTGCATCAGAAATATTGTTACCAGTCTTGTTTATAGTTTCTTGCAAATCTGATATTACTTGTTGTGCTTCTACGAGTTGTTTCTTATATGCAACTTTTGAAGAAAGCAAAGGTTTTGCAACCTCAGCCAAAGTTGTATTCCACAACTCCAACGGCAATACAATATCAATTGTATCTGCCGTTTGCATCGCACGATTAAAATGAAGAGTGGTCTCCCTATGCAAATAGTACTCCTGAACACCAGAAGCCAAATCAGAAACAAGGTCTCGATAACCAGTAGGTGTAGTCGCAGTTGAAACAGCAAGTTGCTGATACTTATCTAATCCCTTTGTCTGTCTAATAATTGATTGCTGTAGTTTATCTATTTTTACTCTTGTAGCATTAACGGCCCTATCGTATTCTGCCTGAGATGGAAACAGGGATTCACCTGTTTCCCACCTAGCAATAACTTCTTGCAGGTTATCTTCAAGACCAGAAATCTGTGCTTGAGTTCTTTCAATGCCATTGGTAATAGTTGCACTTTTTGTAGAAAAATTATAATCACCCATTGCATGAGCCTGTAACAATAACTCCTGCAAGTTTTGATAACGATTATATGTAGCCTTCTCCAATGATGTGCTTGTGTCTTTTAAACCATTAGCAATTAATTTTGCATACTCTGGGTCATGCAAAGTATCACGCACAATCAACCAAACACCAGCCTCACGCAGTTCGGTTATGTTATTTGCTTCCGTAGTACCGGAAGCAATACGACTATAAATACCACGAGTCTTTACTTCAGACGTATAGACCCTTTTGCCATTAACAACTTTTGATACATATGTATCGTCAAGACCAATCTGACCCAAACGAGTAGAAGTAATTTTTCCTTCTGGGTCAAAGATTGATTTAATAACTCTCATCTCAGGAGTAAGATTTGCTTCATCCCAAATAGCGGAAATATTTCTTCTATTCATTTGAGCAAGAACTTTAGGTTTTTTTACATCCATCTCACCATAGATTGCTTCATGCAAAGAATCCGAAACACCAGTGTCGGAACTAGAAACATGCCATTGGTCATCTAATTTAATTTTTCCATCAATAATATCATTCACAACATTCTCTACGGCCAAAGACCTATCCCAAGAAGAAGTGAGAGAACTTAACTGCTCATCAAGAGCACCCATCTTTGCATCCAAAGACTTAATCAAATCATCATAAGATATCTGCTCACCCATGCCCATTGGATTATCAACCAATGCTTTACCAATAACAGAATCTATTTGGCTAGCATCCTCCGCAAGAGGTGCGCCAATTCTAGAAATGTTTTGCGCATAATCAGTACCAACACGGTCAATCTCCTTCAACACTTCATTGATGGCATTATCAACTTTATCTACCTGTGCCTGCATTGATTGAACAATTACGCTTGCGTTGTCGAGAGCATTAACATAGTTAGCCCAAGAAGAAAGACTTTCTTTTTGGGCGGCAACGAGTGCTTCTTTTGCAGCAGTTAAAGCAGCAAAAGTTTCTTCAGGTGTACCAGTTTTTTTAAGAATTTTTTGTAGTGCCTTGACTTCATATTTAAGACCACCAGCATTTTTACCAGTTGCGTTTCCACGAAGAGCATCCATGTATTCATTAATTGTTTTAATGGCTTCTTTGGCACGAAGAGCCATTTCTTTATGCGAAGCACTAACACCAGTGCGCAATGACTCAGCATATTTTGCTTGTTGCCCCAACCACTCCTTACTGACATTACCCATTTGTTTTGCTTCAGCAAGAATTCCACCCTCTTTGGCAAGACGCATAAACTCTGCGTTGCTCATTGAAGATGCATAATGTTCACCATATTTTTTAAATATGGTTTCCATATCTGTTTCAAAAAAGTTTCCCGCAAAACCCTTTGACCTAGCAATTTCATTCAAACGACTAACACCCTGAGCAACATCATCTGCAGTAAGTTTTTCACCAAAAAACATTGCATCCTTAACCAAACCACGATTCTTGAAAGAAGCAGAAGGGTCAGTCATGTTGACTTTTAAATATTGACGAATCTCTTCTGCATACTGAGAAGAGCGCTTGCCAATATAATTTTTTGCATCATCCGTCATCATGTGAGGCAAATAGTTTTCAAAACGATTAAGAGTAAAATTTGGGTCAACTTTTTGAAATGCTTGTTCAACTTCTCCGTGCATTTGTTCCCACAAAGGCTTTATTTTGTCATAAGCACGTTGCTCAACATCAGTCATTGGTCTAGTCCATTTTTCTGGAGCAGAATCTAAAAACTGATACAGGGTATCTTTTGTTTCCTTAATTTCTGGAAAATCATTAAACATATTTTGCAAACGTTTTGCATAAGTATCTTTAGCCGCTTCTTCAATACCACGAGCAATAGAATCCATACCATGCAAACGAACAGCATAACGAGCAACCTCAGCAGACAAAGGTTTCTCAACACCATCAATCATCATCTTGCCTGTAGTTAAACCACGACGCAACTCACGCATCGCTCGTTGCTGATTGGTTCCAGAAGCAATAAAATGTTCAGCCAACCAATCAATAGGAGCACTCCTCAAAAGAGTTCCCTTAGTTCTAGCCAAACCAGTTTCAAGCACATCTGCAATAGGACCAGAAAATGGAACTCTAAATTTTGTTCCATGAACATACAAACCTGATTTACCTAAACCAAGTTTTTCTGCCATCCGGATACCCTCTTCGGTACCGTCAATACCAGCCCTCATGGCACGACGACCATTCTTACCAACAGCCTGTACGAGTTCAGCACTTCCACCAAGTTGGTCAACTAATGCAGCCAACTTTGTTTTACCTTGCCAAGTATTAGCCAACCTTTTACCAAGAAGAGTTCTTGCACTAACACCAGCAGAAGCAATTTTTTCTTCAACTGCAGCGGCACGCTGCAAGTTGATTAACTGTGAAGGTCCAAGTGAAGCCAACTCATGTGCACTAGCCTCAGCCAAATCTTTTACAGCAATTCGTGCACCAACTTGTGCCCCTTCTCGCAATCCCTGAATTGCGAGGTCTTCTGGAATAAAAGCACCAAGAGTCAACCAGTTAATAGGGTCAAGAGCCAAATCGCCAACTAAACCAACAACTCTTCCAAGTTTTCCAGACATTGGAAACGCTGTACCAAAACCATATGTGGGGTCTTTGGTTTGTTTAAACCAATCACCAATACTTGCTTTAGTATTCTTATCTGTATCCAACAAATCTATGGTTTCACGAACACCAGAAATAATTGCACGACGACCATAATCCATAACTGCCAAAGGAGCAAGCACAGTTTTGGCAATAGGGTTATCCAGTACGCCAGCAAGAACACCAAGAGCACCACTAGGTTTTTGTTGCCCAGCCTTCGCTGAAGCAACCTGTTCCGTAATTCCTGGATATCTTGCAGAAGCAACCCTTGCAGTTGCGTTCAACTTATTTTGTCCAACAGAAGTTTTTACACCAGCCGCATTCTGTTGTTGACCACCATACATATCAGTCAGACCGGGGGAACTAGAAAATTTTCTTGCAGTGGAAACTGGTGCATTGGTCCTAGAGGTAGGAGCAACCATGCGTGGAATACCACCCTGTGCCTGCTGGGTTAACGCTTGCAGGTTTGCCAACAAATCTTGTTGAGAAGCCATTATTATCCTTTAGAAGATTTATTCAAAGAAGCCCGTTGTAGCATCGCCAAATTAAATGGTGTTTCTCCTCGTTGTGCAAGTCCTTCAGAAATTTTCTGAGAAACTAATTGTTTAACATGTTCTGCCATTGCCGCTTTATCAAAAGGATTAATAGCAACATGTCCAGGGTCAAAAGTAGATTTCAACTGTTTGGCAGCACCACCAGCACGTTCCATCTCAAGTTGTTGATTGGCGTCCTGAATATACTTATCTTTGCTTTTAACTTTTGCTGTATCTTTCAAAGTAGGGGAACCACCAATATCAAGGTTGTATCCGCTTTCTTGTTCAAGTTGTGCAATAAGTTTAGGCAAATCTGATTTTTGATAAACCTTCGCAGAACCATCAGGATTAACTTCAGAATAAACATACTTACCAGCAGCAGTATCTTTAATTCTTTGAGCAAGAACACTCAGACGATTTGCTTCCTGTTGGGAACGAACCTTTTTTCCACCAGTTTTTGTACCAAGATTTTTTATAAAAAAATCAATAGATTTAGATTCTGATTTAGGGTTAACAATTTGTGATTGAGTAATAGCATCATATTTTGCTTTAATTGCAGACAACGCAGCATCAGTACCAGGCTTGGATTGCGCCACACCTTCATCAATGGGACTAAAAGACTTTGGATACATTTGTTGTGGGTCAAATCCCATATTTGGATTTGGAAGACCAGCCTTCTCATAAATATCCTGTTGATTTGCTTGGGCAAATTTCTTTTCATTGATTGTTTGACTTTCTTTAAAAAGTTCATCAACCAAATCTGTATATTCTTTTCCAGTTCCATCTGCACTTTTAATTACACCACTGTTAACACCATTCATTACAGCCTGTTTTATTTCAAAAGCACTTTTGCCATTTTGTATATCAGACAAAATACCCTGTAAGTGTGGGTCACTAGATTGTCTAATTGCCGAAGTGGTACGACCATACAAATCTTCAATTTGTTGGTCGGACATTTGAGAAGGTTCTGTATAAGAGTTAGACATAATGCCAAACTGTGGGTCAAACAATGTAGATATATCAGAGTTCATAGAACCCTTCTTATTGTTTGCCATAGCAATATAAGGAAGGAATTGTTCCCAACTTAAACCCATTTGTTGTGGGGTGCCATATCGTGGGTCAATTGGTTGCGGAGCCATACCAATAGTCGCTTTCGTTACTATCGAGTCAGGAAGCCTTGACCGAAATTCATTCCAGCCAAACTTCTTTGTAATGCTTCAAGAATATCTGGGGTAACTTCTGGAACCCGTGTAGATTCATCAATGCCACTAACGGGTCCAGGATTACGTTCTACCAGGTCATTATAAACAGTGCCACCGTTACCAGTGCCACCGTTACCAATACCACCAGTTGCTGGAACACCATTACCGAAGTCACCCGTAGCATTAAGAATGGCTTGAAGAGCAGCATCACCAGCCTGCATCTGATTCTGTTGAACACCAAACTGATTCTGAGCCAACTGCTGTTGCAACTGTGCCAAAGCCTGCGCCTGAGCCTCGGCATTCCGTGCCTGATAATTTGCACGATTAGCACCCAAACCAGCATTAGCCATAGTTTGAGCCATCTGCATCTCAGCCATACGAGAAGAATTAGACTGCTGTGAATTACGATTTAAAATATCTGCCAACGTATTAAACGCACCAGCACCCTGCTGACCAGCCAACTGCTCTGCAGCAACTTGTGCTTGAACAGGTTGACCGCTCACACCATAAGCACTTAGAAACTGTTCCATTGGATTTGCAACAGACTGAACCTGTTGCTGAAGACCAGCATAAGCATTATTTGGATTCTGTTGCAAATAATTTTGTAAAGTAGCATAACCCTGGTCTGTTAAACCTTGAGCCAAATTATATCCAGCATTAAGATTTGATTGAGAACGGTCATATGTACCTTGAAGACCAGTAACACCAGTATTGTAGTTGTCTGTACATAGTGTTTAACTTGTCGTAACCAGATTTCCACTGACCAGAATCATAATAATTTTTTAAAGCATCATATTTTGCTTTAGCGTCAGCACGACCCTGAGCAGTAGTCGCTACCTGTAAATCAAACTGTGCTTGATTTAAGCCATTTACTATATCGTTTTGTGCTTTGTCTGCTGCAGTTGAAATACCAAATTGTCTAGCATTTTCGGTAACTTTCATTCTGTCAGTCACATCACCATACTTTGGTCCAGCAGCGGCACCAGAACCAGAACCACCAACACCTCTTACACCAGATTGAAAAGCAGAAGGCTGACCCAACGCAGCAGCAGCAATTGCTTGTGCTGAAGCGTTAGCATCAGCCCAAGGAGTAGAATAATTTTTTGCACCATAAACATCTGAAGAACGAATATTTTGCCCAACACTTGCACTAGGGTTTATATTAAAACTTGGCTGTTGTACTGGTGGCTGGGTAATACCAGTAGTCGAAGGACCAGCAACTGTTGCTACAACAGGATTTTTTGCTGGATAAATAGTAGACCTCTTAACACCAGTACTTCTAGTATTTGGATGGTCTGCAGTTCCGCCTTGTGCCATATTAGTAACCCGCCCTTACCTTCATTAGTTCCTGAGCATCCTGCTCAATCTGTTGTGCTTTCTCTGCTTCCAAATCAGTCAAACTTTGCTGATATCTATCACCCAATTGCCGATTAGACAAATCGTAACCAGCGTTCTGTTGAGCCAACCCTTGCTCTGCTTGAGCAGTGTTGGCAACTCGGTCGGCAGCAAACTCTTGTAGACCTTGACCAAATGCACCACTCTTAATATTTGCAGAGTTTAAATTACGACGACCATAACCAGCAACAACCTGAGGAGCAGCCTTGTCATACTGCTTATACATGTTTGCTAAATCTCTTTGACCACGTTGTTGAGAAAGGAACTGTGTATACGCATTCATTGCACCAGTAGATGCATAATCATTCATGTATCCACGACGACGTGCCTCGTATGCTGCTGGATTATATGCCATTAGCGTTTCACTCCATACTTATCGTAAGAAGGTTTACTCTTTGAGGAAACCTTCAATGCTTCAACATCCCTACGCAACGAATCAACAGCCTGAATCAACGCAGACACAATCTGACGAATAGCAATAGCATCCGTAGACTTAAGTGTTGTTACAGCAGGAATTGACAGTGGCTCAATCATGAGAATATTTGACTCCCCAAAACAATTTGGTCAGTAACAGCAAGACCATTGGGAACATCGGCAGAGTCAAGTTTTGCATAAGAGACAACACCATCAGTAATTTTTATTGCAGTAATCGAATTTGTTGCCAAAGCCGCAGCAGGAATAGCACCAGCAGTAAAACCTGTGCCTGCTTGTAATGCATCAACAAAATTTTTTACAGCCGTAAAGTTTCCATTAACTTCAGAAGCCTGAGCAATAGATGCATCAACAAATGTATTTGGAATAGTAATAGCCATTATCCAGTAACCTTTCGATTATTATATTTATAAGCAATACTGTCTAATCCCCATTCTCCACCTGCAGGACCAGTAAACAATAATTGCACAGAACGAGCCAAACCAAGATTGGAACCACGAATAACTTGTGCACCTTGTGCAACAACACCCCAAGTTCCAGTTCCCCAACGCATTGTTCCCCACAAACCACCGCTAGCAGAAGGTGGTAAAATTATGTCAATACTTTTACGCTCATTACCAATTGCTTCTTCAAAATTATGAAAAACTTTAATATTCAAAGTACGTTGAGTATCAACCTGTTTAAGAACCAAATCTGGTCTACGAAACATTTTTTTCATAGAATAGTTGTTTCCATCAACCCAACCAGTACGATAATAAGAATCAAAATTTGTTTCAGTACCAGCAATCAAATCTGTCTCGCTAGAATAAATTTCAATTTCTAACACACGGGGTTTAGTTGGATGAATCATCAATGGTACGGCAATACCAGCAGTAGTTTTAAAATCTGTTCCACCAACAAGACCATAACCATCACCAGAAGAAACTTTTGTCCAAGAACCATTAGCAGTAATACTTGGGTCATAAATAAGATTAATAGTTGCCTCAGTTGCTGGAGCACCAGTTGAATAAGGAATACTCAACCAAACACGACGAGCAACATAGGATACGGTAACTTTTTCGTCATAACTACTATTAATGTATCCAAGCGGATACATTGCTTTTAGATTTTGGAATAAGTCAACAACTGTATTTCCATTATAATAAAATAATCCTTTAGCATGAACATAAAAATATACACCCTGTTCGGACTGTGCAACATATGATGGACTGTCTGCACCGAGACTAGAAGATAACTCAACGACCTGATGGTCAGTTGAGTCATAACCAAACAAAACATAAACAGCCTGTGGTTTAAAAATAACAAGATGTCCAGCAACAACAGCCAAACCAGTTATGCCATTACCACCACCATTGAAATCAATATAATCTGCAGCAAGCCAATCAGTAGGTAAACCTTCATGAGACCAACGAAGTCTATTGGGATAAACAGTCCCATCTTCTTTTGTGTATGCAACAAACATTTTGTTTGTATGCTGAATAGCAAGTTCGGCTTTAGGCATATAACCACCAACAGGACTTGCATAAGCCTGCCAAGTAGGACCACTAGCAGTTAAAGCAGTTGCATAAGTATCGCCAACTTTCCACTTATAAGAAGCAACACCAGCCTGACCAGTAGTCATATACATCGTGTCGCCCCACTGGGCTAACGATGAACCATTTGTGCTTGCAGACACAACAGGAGTACCCGACCCAAAATCAAGTCTTGTAAAATCTGTTCCAGTAGAAGTATAAACAGATGTTGCTGTAGTCAACATCAAATACTGTGACGAACCTTTAAACCAAGTTAAACGCCTAGGAGCCCAAGTACCAGACACAGCAGTGGAATTAATATCTCTAAATGCTCCACGAGTAAACAAACCACCACGAGGGTCAATCTCCATGTTCAACATGTCAGGAGACTCATTGTTAGCCAACTGAAATTGGTCAGCACGAAGATTTAAACCACCAGTAAAATCATCACGACGTTCAATAAGAACTTGAACCATTATAAAGTCCTACCAAGAGTCTGCAACCAACGCTTCATAGTTGGATACTGTTTTCCACCAGACATAACAACCGGTTGTGCACTTGATGCTTTCATCAAGTCACGACGAGCAAGAGCAACACCCTCTTCAAAAGATTTAAGATACATATTTGCAAGGTCAGAGTCTTCTTGACGCTGATATACACGAGCAAGCACAAAGTAAGGCAGAATGGCATGAAACCATTCATCAAGGTCAATACTTTCTGTAATGTTCGTTAGCCAAGTATAAACAGGATTACGGAAAGCACGAACAGTCATCGAATACACAATGTCTGGTTTAGCCCACAACTGTATTTTTTTGTCCCAAAAACTATAAAAGTATGGTCGGCTGGCAACATCCAAGTTGCCAAGCCAAATACCCTCAGCATCGTTGTAATCAATCAAGGTTAGTCTGGCACCCTGAGTAGACGTATCTACCACAGAAATGATTTCTCGAATATCCCCAATTGTAGATATTGTGTACTCACGTTGATTAGCGACTGTATTAAATGTATATGTTTCTTGGAGAATGGGCCAACGGCGTTCTAACGCATAAATGCGTTGAAAGCCTTCACGAGCAAACTGGTCAATAACAGCGTCACTCAAATCCACTTCATCAAGGTCGGACATGTCACGAACCTGTGAACGTAATGTTGTGAGTGTTATAGCCATTAAGCCTGACCCTTATTTCTTAGATGTCCGATACAGAAATCTGTCCCACGGGCTTTAGGACCCTCACATGTATCATCGTTGGCTGTGCAACGATTACGTCCGATATATGGACCTGATGGAGCAGCAAGGCGTGCGCCTTCTGCATGGGCAAGACGGGAGTGCTTAGTAGTTGGCTCCCCGTATAGAGTATGAGCAAGTTTCGCCGATTGGTTCATACCAATAGACTGAATTGTTACCTACTTAATACTTTGAACCCTTAACAGGTGCTTTCTTCTTTGGTGCAAACTTACCTGCAGATGTTGAGCCCATACCCTCACGAGCAGCACCACCACGATTTACACGAGCCTTTGTGCCTGTTGCACCTTGAATGGTTCGACCCGAACGATACGAACCACCAACTTTGAAGTCAGGTGTTTTTGCTTTTGGTTTTCCATTACCTGGTGTAGCACGACCAAGACCAACACGAGAAGCGGCTTCGCCACTTCCACGAACACCTGGCATTCCTTCTTTTGCTTTACCACCAGTTTGACGTGATGCCGAAGAAGACTTTGGATATTTCTTAGGGGTTGGGATATAAGCCATAATTATTTTCCGTATTCCATTCTGCGTTCAGATTTTCCCTCTGTGCGCTCGTGCTTAGGTGAATTGTTTTCAGACTTGCCAGAGGTTGGGCGAACCTTGTAATTTTTGTCTTGCTTAACACCCATTGAACTGTTCTTCATGTATCCTGGTGCCGTAACGGTGCCAGACTTCTTTGTTGCTTTTGCATGATTATCTAATTGACGATAGTTGTATGGCATTTTGTTCTCCTAAACATTAATGAAATGATGGTGTGGGGGACTGAAAAGCCACCCACACCACCGAATCAAATTACTTACTTGCGGTAAATTGTTACCGTATCTGCTGCAGTGAACACACCAACAAAAGTTGCTGATGATGCTGCTGCAACAGTAGCCATTCCTGCTACACCGCCAAGAGTTACACCAGAAGCACCCGCAGTCAATGTGACTGCGTATGTTGCTGCTGCACCATTGACAACAGTGAACTCAAACGATGAACCAACTGCTTCATCGGTGAATGCTGCACCCAACTGTGCGCCTGTTGGCGTAGTCAATGTGCGTGTTGCTGTTGGTGTCATTGTGTAAATGACTTGACCTGCTGCAGCAAGAGTTGTTGCTGATTGAACAGTGGCTGCATCAGTAGCGGCAACAACAGTTACCTTTTCTACTTTTGCTGCCCATGTCTCTACACGCTTGCGTGTGAGAGCACCCTGTGTATCATTTGCTAATAGTGGCATAATATTTCTCCTTGGTTTCTAGTAGTTAACTTAGGCTGTCTTAGCGGTCAGTTTGCCTTGCTTTGCACGATTACGTACAGTCAAGTTTCCGTAGCACATAATGAGCGCATAGCGTGCATCTGTGTCTTCTGGCGAGATAAACGAGGTCTGTGAGAACCACTTATCCGAGTGACCAACCAAAGTGATGTACTTACTGTTAAGGAAGTAGAACACGCCAGTGTCACAACCAGTGTCGTACATTACTGGAGCAGCCTTGAACAACAGGTTCTGGAATCCAGCATCTGCAGTCTTGGTGTCCGTGTAACGGAGATTTGGTTGGAGCAATGCTTCGTACTTCTCAAACAAAAGTTGAGTTGTCAACAATGTGTCTGGGTGGTCATTACCAACCGAAACAGTGTTATACATACTTGACATTTGTGCAAGAGTCAAAGCAGTTGCAGTATTTTCTTCTTTTGACTTCCACCATGTGTAAGTGTTTGAGTCAATACCACCAACGGTGTTGCCGGATTCAACCAAGTTGCCAAGACCGTTCCAGTTCTTTGAACTGTTACCAGTTCCGTCACCGAAGAACATCGTGTTGAAACCTTCACGCATGGACTCTTCAGCCTGCATGATTTTTGCTTCCAACAAGTTGATGATTTCCTGGTCTCCGTTGTTCTTTGCCTCTTCAATACCCGAGATTGAAATCGAGCCAGCGTACTGGCGCCATTCAAACTCTGCAGCAGAGATGCCTTCTTGTGGGGTAAGCGCAATTGAGTCATAACCCGAGTACGAACCGACAGTGTCGTTCAATCCGTAAATGAGTGGCTCAACAATCTTCGTACCGCCGTTAAGCATACGAATGCGACCCTTTTCCATAAGGGTGTAAGTCAACGGACGTGCAGTAAATACGTTGTCCGTGAGAGTCTTGCGGTAATTCGCAAGGGTTGTTGTTAATAGATTATCAAAGTTGCTGTTTGCAGCGACCATATTGTTGTCTCCCTAAGTTAAGCGTTATGCATGTTGACGCTTTGCAGCCTCAAATGCATCTCGCAATGATGTAATTGGTTTTGCCGATACATCAGCACTGACTGCTTTGGCACTTCCACTCACAACAGACGCTTGACGTTTTGCTTGGATGGTCTTTGTTTGTTCTTCCGCTTTTTTCTCACGGATTTGACGAACAGCCGAAGCATCCTCATAAATTCTGTCAAACGCAACTTGCTTGTAAACTGCTTCCAAATCAGATGACCCCATTGCTAAAGCACGGGAAACAACCTCATTGGCATCAAAGTCAGAGCCGTATCGTGTTTGAAGCGACGAAACTGTTCTTTCCAAATCATCCAATGCTTTCGTTTTTTCGAAAGCCTGAAGTCTTTGGTCCAACAATTTGTATTGTTTCTCATAAGGCTCCATATACATTTCTTCCTCTTCGGAAGGTTGTTGTACCGTGCCATAATGTTGAGAAAGCAAACTAAGTGTTCCATTAGGGTCGTTTTGCAAGGCTTCTTGCAAAGCGGCACCAAACTGAACCTGTCGCTTTTGCTCACTGAGTTCCTGTGTCTTGCGGGTATAGTCCGCTTGACGCTGGTATCCAGAAAGCGCCTCTTTAAGCGGAACCTGAATTTCTTCACCATTGACCTGAACGGAAACATACTTCTCTCCGAACTCATCAACAGGAAGCATTTCAATTTCCTGCTCACTAAGACTTTCAATTTCTTCAATCGCTTCAGTTATTTGTCCTTCGGTTTCTGCCTCAGGGATAACTTCTTCTACTGATTCATTGCTTACTACTTCACTCATGGAGTCCTTTCAAGGGGTTGCTCTATAGTTATGGATTTATCGTTACCTGTTAAGCAGGTCCCGTTTGCGTATTTGGCAATGGAGCACCATTAGCCAAAAGTTGAGCCAATATTTCTGGCGGAATATTTGATGGCATCGCCATACCACCAGTAGGTGGCATGCCTTGAGCCATTGCTTCAGGAGGAAGACCCTGTGGCATTGGTTGACCAGGAGGAGGGCCTTGAGGTGGCATCTGTTCTGGCGGTGGACCCTGTGGTGGATTACCTTGCTCTGGAGCCATTGGAGGTGGTGGAGGTGGTTCCTGAATAAAAGAAGCAGCATCCCGAATACCAAAACCATATTGCAAAACATAATTAGCCAACTTAGGCATATTCACAATTCCAGCACCAGCAAAAGGAGCCATAGCATCCACAACTTGTAAAGCCATCTGACGACGGAAAGACTCGTTAACTGGAGCAGTTGAACCACCCTCAACATCAAAGTCAAACTCACCCTGCAAATAGTCTCTGTCAAAGTTCAGCCATACCGGTTGTTGTGATTGTCCAATAACACGCACAGCCTGTTCGCCAGTCATGTATTGCTGTGCAAGCATAACTAGACGGCGAGCGCAATCTGCGATTGCTCGCTCGATAATAGCCAACTTATCCGAAGACCTAGCGTTGGCAGCATCTTGTGAGATTGCTGCTTCGGTTGCTGTACGACGAATCTCTGGCAAACCACCACGCTGATATTCTGACAAACCAGAAACACGGTCAATATCTTGCGAAATAAGTTCCGACTGATTATAAAACTCTGGTGGGCTAATAACTGCTGGCATTGGTCCAACTACACCACTGATTGGTTCATCAGAGATAACTGGAACCATTACGTTGTCTTCATCTGATTCAAGTGCAGAACGACCATCAGCGTCAAATGCTGATTCTTTATACAGCCATTTGCGTGAGAACCGTTTACGATGATTCATCATCTGTGTACGAGTTTGGTTCAATTCAAGTTGCAATGGTTCAATTGCTTCTAATTCACCCATTGTGTAAAAGTATTCTGGGATTTCATAGTTGCGCAACATAACAAATGGATGACCAAATGCAAAGGGTATATCCATTGGATTAACAAGGAACTTGTCTCCACCATTACAGAACACCGACATTTTTCCACGGTCAATGTCGTAGTATTCCCAAATTTCTACATACGAGTCATCTTCTGCTTCTGAACGCCTTGGACGCAAAGTTCCATTATTGCTATCTACACCCCATTTAGAATAATGTGATGGAGATGCTTCGTTTCTTGCAGAAACATTATATCTCTTATCTTTTTTGACTTCTTTAAGATGACGTTTTACCCTTTGAGCAATCCATTTAATATCAGACATGTTTGTTGCATCTGGGTCAACAAAAACATCAAAAGGAGAAATGCGTTCAACAAATGGTCTATCTTCTGTTATAACCAAATCAGATTCTGTGATTGATTCAGGTGCTGCTGATGCAAGTTCGTCAGAACTTTCATACTCGTTAACATCTTTTTCAACAAAACGATAACCAGTTTTAACCCAACCATGACCAACAATGAGCATGTCTTTTACTGCACGGCGAAACTCTTTTTGACATTCAAAATGTTTCCACCAATAGTTAACAATTTCTTCTGTAACAATTGCTCTTGGAGCATCCTCATAACGTTTAGCATTAACTGTAATTTTCGGATGGTTAACTGAGACGCTTGGCGAAATTACGTTAATAGTGGCAAAAGCCATATTAACTAAAAGTCTGTCTTCTTCTGTTTGAACTTTATATTGTTTGCCACGATACATGTCAATCATGCGTGTCCACAAATCATCGTAATTTTCTTGCTCTCGCCAACGACGAGATTGTTCAATTTTATCTCTATAGTTTTTGATGTATTCGGAATTTGTTGTCCTAGCCATTAGTCCTCTTTCTCAACACTGTCTTTAATACCATTATGCCAACCAATATGCCCATCAATTTTGCTGCCAATTTTGTCCACCTTATTACCAATGACCCGTAATAGAATGCGTCCTTCTGCATGTTGGTCTGTGTTTTCTTTTCGGAGTCGTTGTAAGACGACAACAATTGGTCCCATGATGATTGCGACGATGATTGGAACCCAGACTGGTTCCACGTCACACCCACCGTGTCCCTACTGGTTCAGCCTTGATGCCTGCAGATTCTGCCTGACGCATTTGCTCACGTTGACGTTCCACGACCGTTGGTCCGTGGAAGTCTTCCTTGCCGTATGTGTAACCCCATTTAATATCTCTAATGTGGCATTTAAAGCAATATGAACCCCTTCTAGGGAGTTCGTCAGACATAAAAGTGGATAAGCAATCTAAACATCGGAATTCTTGCATAACTTATAGAGTTATTCGTTACTTTTGATATTGAAAGCACCGATAGGTGTTCTTTTTTGTTTCTTTTCCCGAATAATGTGTTGTTCCCACCAACCAAAAGTATTTTTAACAGGTGAAGCATCATAACGGTACTCAGGCAACCAAACATATTTAAGCATCTGATTTGTAATTGCTAAAGACATCACCCTGTCGTCATGTGGAGAACCATGCATCTTGCCGTTGGCTTCACGCACAAATGTACGCAACTCAGCCATTGTCTTGGCGTCATAAAGCAACATGGATGAGTCTCGAAGGGCAGCATTAAGTTCATCAATAGCCAAAGGCTTAGAAACAGATGTAGTTCTCCAACCCATAGTTTCAGAAACAATAGGGTTTCGATGGTTCATCTTGCGTTGACGATAAATGTTTCTATAACCAACCCGTTGCAACGCTTTTAGAGTAGTTAGTCCGTGGTTGTTTGACTCAACCCCAATAAGGGCATAATTGTAATAAAACCCTAAAGCCTTAAGAACTTCTTCACCAAAAATGTCTGCATCAACATGACCATGCCAGTGAGCAACCATCATTCCTGTGCTTGCCGAAATTACATGGGCAGAACTGAAGTCACCATGACCTAATCCTTCTGCGACGTCAGCCCCAATAACATAGATTTCTTGTCGGTCTGGATAATCCCAAATAGCAAGTTCACCACCATCTTTCAAAAATGTGTAAACATTTTTACCAAGAGTATTCTTTAGATAACCCCTGTCGGGTTCAACAGGTTCAATCTGTCGGATTGCTTCAAGGTCAAACACGGGACGACCAGAACGAATAAACGCTTCTTCCGCATTGTCCGGATACTCCTGTGCTAACTGCCAGTCAGGTAGGTCACGTTTCTTTGCTTCATACCATGCTTCGTCACGGTCTCCAGCAGACCAAGGAAAAAAGATACCAACAAAACGATTGGTTCCAGTTTGTGAACCAACCCATAATTGATGGAATATATTGCCTTCACCGTTGGCTGTACTCAAACAAACAACACGACCACCAATGTCGGCAATAGGTTCAATAGATGCCCATGCTTCATCAGCGTTGGGCAAAAATGCCATTTCGTCAATGAACACTCGATATACAGATTCGCCACGAGCAGGGTCATTACCTGAAGGCAAAGACTCCAAAGCAGAATCATTAGCAAACACCATTTTTAACTGGTTGTCGGACAAAAGGTTTGGTCCACGCAACCTCATCCAAGAAGGCAACATCTTGTAGCCATACTTAGTCTTCTGTAGCAACTTAGATGCTTCTCGCTCTGTGCGTGAAAGCATAACTGTGAAACGGTCAGACCAATAGAACACTTCCCAAAAAGCAAATGCAGCAGCCAAAGTAGAAAAACCAATCTGACGTGCTTTTAGCACAATTGTATATCGGTCTTCAATCCAACATCGCACAGTTTCAACCTGTGCTTCACGCATCTCAAACTTGATACGACCACGCTCAGGATGTCTAATGTGCCAGTAGTTGGCACAGAAGTGTGAGAACGCAGCCACCAGTTCATCGGTAGTTGCATTCTCTGGACCTCTACACTTGCGCCACTCCTTCTCATTGAGAAGGTCGGTAAGTTCCATTTATTTTTTCTTCTTAGCCTTTGATTTCATTTTAGGCTTGCCGTATTCCATCATCTTTTCTTTTTTACCTTCTTTGCCCTCATGCTTTTTCATAGCACTCTTGGACTTATACATTTCACCTTTAGCAGACATTATTTTGCAACCTTTGCTGCAGCCTTTTTGGCTGCAATTTTCTTGGGAGTAGCACCAAACGCTGCATCAATTTCATCTGCAGTCAAAACGCCATCAATGCTTGCCTTGGCAAGACCCTCAACAACTTTGAATACTGACACTGCACCAGCAATCAATGCTGCTTTAGCCACTGACAAATCAGGAGCAATTACTGCAGCACCAGTGACAACGCCTAAAGCGTTAGTCAGAAACAATGCCACAATTCTTCCTGCGATATCTTTTACCTTATTCATTTTTCTCCCATAAGATTGCACCCAAAAGATGGATGACTATTGCTATTGCGGTAATTTCTATACCAAACATCCGTGTAGACCCAGACAGGGTAATCAGCACCATACCAGTGCCGGCTAGAGTCCAAGTCAGAGCATGGATTTCGGATAGAAATTTCTTCACATCTATAGTGCTGGCTGTTACTTCCTCTTACGTTGACCTGCTGCAACGGTGGCAGCCCCAGCAGCCACCGCTATAAGCGTCCTGCGTGTGTGTACGGGTACATTGGAGCCAATTGGTACATAGTTGCCCAAACCGTCACCAAAGACGTTTATAGTCTTCTCAAATGCCTTACGCACCTTGGTGGGTGCGGATTGAACTGCTGTAATCAGTTCTTCTATTTGGGTGTTATCTAATTCGGTTACATCAATAGTGGCAAAGATTTCTTCTGCCTGTTCTGATGTCACAACAGCAAGCACATCTGGATTGGATGCCAGTTCTGTTGCTTGGTCTGGTGTTACTGCGGTAGCAAGAATTTGCGTAATTAATGCTACCGCTTCTGTTGGCGTTAGGTCCGCAATGGCTTCTACGACTCTGGTAAATTGTTCATCGGTTAAAGACACATCCTCACTGGCATCTTCCAAGGCTTGGACAAGTTCGGGTGGTAGTTCTGCAATTAACTTAATTGGCAAAGTCTCAGGTGGTTCGGACATAATTTCTGGTGGCAATTCGATTGTGTCAGGTGGTCCTGGTAGTTCACCGACAAACGGTAGCGTTTGCGGTGGAGCAATAGTATCGTATATTTCAGGGGGCAGTTCTAAAGTATCTGGCGGGAAACTTTCAATCTCTGGTGGCAAAGGGATTGTGTCCACAACTTCCAAGATTGGGTCTGGCACAACATCGGGGCTAGGCTGAGGAAATGGGTCTAGTACAACAGGCAGTTCAATTTCTGGTGGAGGGGGGACTGTCTCTGGTGTGGCTGGTTCAGTTGTTTGTGGCAGAGGAACCGTTACTGGCGGGTCTGGCATTGTCGGCTCTGGTGGGTATGTGGAAGTTGTTTGAGGTGTCGTAGTAGTTGAGGGGTTTGTTACAGGCACAGTCGTAGAGGGTGCAGTAGTAGTAGTGGTCGTCGTTGATGTTGTGGTTGTCGTGGATGTTGTGGTAGATGCCCATGTTGTTGTTGTCTCCTGAATGGTTGTAGTCGTATCCAATGGGATACCTGTAGTTGTAAAAGCCCCATCTGGAACAATTTGAAAACCTTGACCGTCAATGTTCCAAGCCAACATAACGCAAGTACCGCCACCATTTTCGTACATCCATAAATCTAAAGGCTGACTGCCTGCACTAATGTCTATCTGTCCAGACTCGTAGGCTGAACAACCCTGGTCGCCCCAGTTGCCCCACTCGTTGCCATCAATGTTGATGTTGCCACCGTCGTCTGTAGCCAACCAAAACTCAATTGTGTCATGTTCGGGTATCTCGATGAAACCTGTCATGTGAACCATGAACAAATCGTTTGTGCAGTCTAGGTATGGTTCACCGTCATAGGAACGGTTGATATTGTTTTCCACTTCACTACCGCATTCGGTATAGATGTGTTCTGACCGTGTAGGTGGTACAGAGTCAATTATGTAGTAGGTGGTTTGTAGTCCTGCTACTGGTTCAGCGTTTGCCGATGGTGCAAATAATGCGAGTATCGCTACTGGCGCAAATATCAGCCAACGAGGGGTACGCACAGTTCCTTGAATAAATCCATAGCAAAATGAAAATTGGGTGCAATTTTCATTTCTTCAACTATTTTATTAAAATCAGATTTATCTTTTGTTGGACCATGAAAATTGGTAGACAAATCATAATCAAGGGTTTCTAATAATTCAAAACCTAATTTTTTATAAACATAATTTATACAAAACAAAGGTTCAGAAATAAGTTGTTCAAATGGGATGACAAGAATATTTAATTCTTTACATTTTTGATAATATGCACAATACCATTCAAGAACACTTTCTGCTCTATTTGTTCGGCAATCATCGACCATTACTATCCAACTTGGAATACATTCAAGTGGATTCCTAATCAAAGTAATAACATTTTCTAATGTTTCAAACTCAGTTATTCTATGATTTATCCAATTACATTTAACTATGTTTTGTAAAAAATGATTACCTGACCTGGGAAATGCACCAAAAGTTATCTGTCCCATTTAAGTTCTATTTCATTCCATTGCCAAAAACCATCTTGCTCGGGTCTAGGAGTTGGTGCTTGCCAATCATTATCGGAATCCAATATCCAAGATGGAAAAGGTTGAGGAACAAAAGGTAAAAGGAATTTATCTTTAATTTCATTATATTCACAACCAATAACAGCAAAATGTTTTCTATATTGATTTGTTAATGATGTTTGTAACCATTTTCCTTCTATACCACATGATGCAATAAATCGTTGTCCAATTTGTTCACTCTCAGGAAACTGTAAATTGCCGCAATCGGATTTAGCAATAACAATAACATCAACCACAATACCATTAACAATCTTTGCAAAATAATTCATGCTGGAACAACCAAACTACCAGTAGAAGAAAAAGTATGAATGGTATAAGAACCAACAGTCGTTTTTGTGCCTCCTGTTAGTACTACACCATTTGCATCGGCGGTAAGATAACGAATAACTACAACTCCAGTTCCACCTGAACCACCGTAATATGAGGTGGCACCGAAAGCAGATACTCCTCCACCTCCGCCACCGCCCGTGTTTGCGGTTCCTGACCCACCACCACCGTTGTTAGTAGCACCAACACCGCCGCCACCAGCGCCACCAGAACCACCAGGAGGGCTACTAGACTGTTGATTACTTGACCCACCACCACCGCCACCATAATAAGTTCCAGTACCAGAATATGTACTGTACCCACCAGTGCCACCATTATTGCCGGGGCCAGCGCCACCAGCACCACTTCCACCACCAGACGCTCCACCACCATGACCACCACCACCACCACCAGTAGCGGAAGAAGAGTTAAAAGAAGATGTCCCACCAGTACCGCCGGCGCCAAAATAACCACCACCACCACCGCCACCAATTGTAACAGTGTAAGTTATTCCTGCTTGAATAATAGTTGAAGCAGTTGTTATTCCTCCACCACCACCTCCACCTCCAGCACCTTGGCCACCAGCATAACTACCACCACCGCCACCTCCCGCTACTATTAACGCATCAACTGTTAAAGCAAGTGGACCACTACCACCAGACCAATAAGCAGTAATTTGAGCCGTGTCACCACGCCGTGAGCGTGGGGCTTTCATAGTGGCAACAGATTTGCCACCTGCAGTGTTAGTTAAAAACGAAGGCACTCAGTACCCCTTAGGCAATTACGTTTACGTACCCGTGGATTGTGATTACGTTTGTTGTAGCAGCAAATGCTTTGATTGTCAAAGCAGTTGCATTACCCTTCAACAAAAGACCCGGCACAATCAAGTAAAGACCGTTTTCAGCCTTAACCGTATATTCAATGTTTCCATTAGGTGCAGTTGCTTCACCATATTCAATGGTCAACTTCACATCTGAAGCAGAAGTGTTTACGGCGTAAAGCCACACTTCGTGCAATGTAGTTGTTGTGGTTGGACCAGTGTGGACGAGTGTTCCGGCAGTTGCAGTAGCGGCGACAAGAACTGCCTTACCGTCTGTTGAACCACTGAGGATTGATTTGCTGAAAGTTGCCATATATGTTCTCCTGAATCGTTACCTAAAAGGACTAACTATTAAAAACTGCTGCAGCCAAAACATACTGGTCCCCAGTAGGGTCAGCAAATGCTGTAGTTGCAATCTGTGTTGTGCTTGTTCCTGCCGTAGCAGTTGGGGCTAACGGAGTACCAGTTAATGTTGGCGAAGCCAACTTGGCATAAGCCTGACCAACAACATAAGCAGTAGTAGCAACTTGGGTAGTATTAGTATCTACAGCAGCAGTAGTTGAAAGTGGAGTACCAGTAAAAGTAGGGCTAGCCAAAGTTGCATAAGAACTTAAATCACTAGTTAAAGCAACAGTTCCTGTTGCGTTTGGAAGCGTGATGGTTCGGTTAGCGGTAGGGTCCACAACCGTCAAAATAGTGTCATACGCATCATCAGTGGCACCCTCAAACGCAATAGTATGCGCAACAGGAAGTTGAATACCATGAATAGCGGTACGAACACCAACACCAGCGTTCAAACCAATAACAGCAATACTGGCAGCCAAATTAGACGCAGTAACCTTCTTGGTCGTAGGCGTACCCGTAGTATCCGTCACCACAGGAATAACATCGGCAGCCACAACTGACGTGGTTGCCGTCAACGCCGTAATCTTCTTATCAGCCATTACCTGTCTCCAATAAAATGTAGTCCTCTGTCTCTAAGAGCAAATCGTCACCTAGTTCTTGTTCCAAGTTAGAAATCAAAAAATCGTGGTCTCCCCAAAACGTGTTAGCCAAGTCACCAAGTGTGTCACCAGTAGCACCAGAAGCAACATATATCGAACCCTCTAGAGTTCCACGATACTGCAATCCAGTATCTTTCCAATATGCATACAATAAGTCACCCAAAGTTTGACCTGTGTCCGGATACAGAACAGCCAACTCACGAAACATTGCATCGTTAGTCGTCGCCATAATCCCTCAATTCAAACGTCACCATCTTCTTTTCGTAGTCATCTACGCCACAAGTTGGACAAACCCAATTAGTTACCTGAGGAGGA